CCTTCGCGCGTGCGTCCGGCAGATAGCCTTTTCGGCCATTTTCTCCTGTGTAATCAATATGATGAAGTTTCTCTTAATCATTGCTATTGTAGCGTCGGCCTTCGCTGAACCAGCAGTCCAGTGTGTAAACTGTACCGATTCGGGGACGATCCCTGGTACCACTTGGACGGCGAGCTACGGCAAGCCGTACATGATCTACCAGATTACCGGCCTGGAGTCCGGCGTGTACCAGCTGGATTTGACCTGGGTGGAATGGGTGTACCAGACCAACAACCAGCGGCCAATCACCGTCACTTTGAATGACGCGGTTTGGCTCAAGGCGTTCGATATCGTTAAGGCTGGTGGGTACCTGAATCCTGTGACGCGCTCTACTCTGGTTACGATTACAGGTAGTTCGATTACGGTTCTAGTTGCGAACGATGCCAACCGCGCGGCGATCTTGTCTGGCCTCACTTTGCAAAGATGTTTTTGATTGGTTCCTAAAAAAGGATGTAGTGAAAAGCAACTGCCTATGTTTCGCGCTCCACCGGTTGTGGAGTCGTGGTGGTTATATCATTTTCCGGAAGTCACATCACGGTTGGTGGTATCACGCGATCTGGAGTCCAGATCTAAAGAGCTTTGAGCAGTTCTCACCTTGGCCGCGAGGTGAAAGGCGAATGTTCCCGCCGTTCATTTTCACCGGCTACATCAAGACTGGTTCCGATGTGGAAGGCCGGAAGCCGGTGGTTCCGGTTTAGTGAGCGCTTCCATAAAGTTCTGCTGTGAGGTTTTCAGATTGCGCAGGAGATCTTCTGTAGCCTTACCTTTCGGATCATCGATCACCCAGGCCAGTGTAGTTAATAGCGCTACGCCGACCATGGTCATGTCGCTGGTTGGCTGTCCAATCATAGAGAACACGATAAGGTCCATAGCTTCTTGGATTTCTTCTGTGGTTTTCATTGTGATGGTGTCCAGTTTGGGTTATTGGCGTGAACTACATCTGCCAACGTAAGTAATTGGAGAAAGAGTTGCGGATTGTCCTGTTGAACCAAACCGGCAGCAATCCCCAACGCATAAGTAAGCAGGTTTAGATCTGCTTCAGTTAGTTCGATGGTGGTTTTCTTGCTTTCCATGTTCTCTTCTTCCTGGTGGCCGCTAGTTTCCCCAGAACGTCCTGATAGTTGGCGTGCAGTTCCACGCCGTATGTTTCACAGGCATATAGCACGTCGTTTGGGTTTGGGATCTCGCCCTTGGACGCCAGTAATCGAACGTTGATGTTTGGCCAGCCTGTTGTGGCCATATGTGCGAGGTAGCCGTTACAGGCGAATTTGCTCTGCCGAGTGGAATGGTGGCAGGCCATGATAGGCCGGAAGGCGTCACCTTCGCCAACGGTGTTAGTTAACCGGCAGGCTGCTGCGTGGATGTAGCGAGGTATTACGGTAGCGTCTTTATCGACGCGCCAGGGACAGGTGGCACACGGCAGGTTATTGTTTAGCACCACAGCGAGCCTCCCCAATGCGCAGTCCAAGTTGAAGGCCGAAGGCCAGAGCAGAGCCGACAGTGGCAGCGGTGTAGAGCGCGGCCACTGGTGCCGGTATGTTGTTGTGCCGATCAGCGATGTGGTGCATCACCATTAGAAGCGTGTTGCTGCTGTGGATAAGATCCGCGTAGGTTTGTGCGGTTTCTTTTGTCATCGCGCCTTCTTCTGTGTAGGCGGTGTCAATCTCTTCGTCGGTTGGAGGTTCTGGTGGCCGCATGGTCAGTTCCTTTGGTGCCGGTCAATCAGGGTTTGGTCACACAGAATAACGTCAAGCGGAATGGTGGTTCCAGCAATCTGTTGGAGCTTGGTTAGAGCTTGTGCCTTGATCTCTTCCAATTCTTTTAGCTTGGCTTCTATCTGACGACGCAGTTGAAATACCCTGACAAGCTGGTACATCAGGATAATCGGCGCTATCAGCGCAATTATATTGACGATCCGTTGTAAGTAGTCCATTTGTGGGTAGTATATACCGCCAGGAACGCGAACGGGTACGGTCTCCTGAGTACCTCGCGTTCATCCACGAACAACCCTGCTGCGTGTGCGGCTCACTGCCTGTAGAGGCACACCACACCGGTCCTCGCGGCTTCGGTCAGAAGACCTCCGACTTCACCTGCATTCCTTTATGCGAAGAACACCATCAAAGCGGAAAGACAGCGTACCACAAGCTCGGTCCAAGGGAGTTCCAGCTGCAACACAAGATAGTAGTGGCGACGTTAGTCCGCAGCCTGAACAGCCTATTTTTAGAGAATGGCGGAACCGCATCGTCGGAACCGGTATAGAAGACGCGGCACAGCTGCTCGCCAACCCACGAAACTGGCGGATACATCCAAAGGTCCAGCAGGATGCACTTTCCGGTGTACTGCGCGAGGTTGGTTGGGTTCAGAACGTCATCGTGAACCAACGTACTGGATACGTGGTGGATGGCCACGCGCGCGTAGCGCTGGCCATCAGCCAAGGTGGGCCGGTGCCGGTGGTTTACGTGGACTTGGACGAAAACGAAGAAGCTATCATCCTGGCCTCGTTGGACCCATTGGCTGGTATGGCCGTCACGGACAAAGACCTCCTCGGCGCAATGCTCAAGGAGATTACCGTCAACGACGAAGACCTTCGCAAGATGCTGGCCGGTCTGGCGACGTACACCGGTATCACGGACGCGCCGTTCCTGGGGTTAACGGACGAGGACGCGGCACCAGAGCCTCCAGCCGAACCAACGACCGTGTGCGGCGACGTGTGGCTCCTGGGACGGCATCGGTTGATGTGTGGCGATGCTACGGATGTGACTGCCGTCGAGCGGTTAATGAATGGCGCGAAGGCCGACCTGTGTATTACGGACCCACCGTACAACGTCGATTACACCGGCAAGACGAAAGACGCGCTGAAGATTATGGGCGACCGGAAGGACGACACCGACTTCGTTCAATTTTTGCGAGATGCTTACGCCTCGATTGGACTGGCGGTAAAAGACGGCGCTTCGGTATATGTTTTCCACGCCGACACCTTCGGACACCATTTTCGCCAGGAGTTTATCAGCGCTGGCTTCCATCTATCGGGTGTTTGTGTCTGGCGAAAGCAAACCATGGTGATGGGTCGCAGCGACTTCCACTGGCAGCACGAACCTATCCTGTACGGCTGGAAAGAGGGTCACGCGCACGGATGGTATGGGGACCGGAAGCAGACTACCGTTTGGGACTTCGACAGGCCGCTGCGCAGCACTGAACATCCAACGATGAAGCCGGTGATGCTGTTGGAATATCCGCTTGGCTTGAGCAGCAAGTCCGGCGATCTTGTACTAGACCTGTTTGGTGGGTCCGGCTCCACGCTAATCGTATGCCAGAAGAACCACCGCACCGCAGCGCTAATGGAGATCGATCCGAAGTATTGCGATGTCATTATCAAGCGGTTTCAGGACTTTACCGGCGAAGATGCGTGTCTGGAAACTACAGGCCGCACGTTCAATGAAGTCTCGCAACCTGGGAATCGGTTTCTAACCAACCTCGGGGTGCAGGACGCAATTAAAGAAGAGGTACTCACGTAAATGCCAGGACCAGGGCGACAGCCTACTGTTCAAGCACTCCTAAAGGGCCACGGCAACCAAACTCCAAACAAAGGGAAGGGACATCAGCCAAATGAGAGAGAGCCGATGCTTCCGATAAAGGAACCACCGATGCCGGATCACCTGGATGAAAACGCACAGGTGGAGTGGAAGAGGTTGGTTCCTATCCTTTTGGATATGCGGGTGTTGACTGAGAGTACATATATGTCACTGGCAAATCTCTGCCAGTGCTACAGCACCATGGCTGCGGCGCAGTTGCAGCTTACAAAGTACGGCTGTGTCATTAAAGCGCCTTCCGGTTTCATGCAGACCAGTCCGTACTTCATGGTGGTAAACCACTGCATTAATCAGATCACGACACTCTGTCGCGAGTTCGGGTTGACTCCGAGCGGTAAGACTCGTGTGCGCATGGAATCCGAGACAGATGGACCCATCGAAGCGGGTCGAGTCATCAGCCTTGCCAAATGGAATCAAGATCGTTCACAGAAATCGGCCTAGGGTACGCGTTGGATGTTGTTGTGGGACGTGTTTCTGTTTGCAAATGGGTCAAGGCTGCGTGCCAGCGGCAATTGGATGATCTCCAGCGGTGGACCGGCGACGATAGTCCCTATGTTTTTGACATCGATGCAGCCAACAACGTCTGCGAGTTTCTGGAAATCCTTCCACACATCAAGGGACCGAAAGCTGGTCGGTTAATCGTCCTAGAGCCTTGGCAGTGCTTCCTGCTGACGACCGTGTTCGGTTGGAAGAAGCGCGGCGGCACTAATACTCGGCGGTTCCGAAAGGTGTATATCGAGGTTCCACGTGGGAACGCTAAAAGCACCATTTCCAGCGGCGTTGGTTTATATATGGCCTTTGCCGATAGCGAAGGTGGGGCTGATGTGTACTCGGCTGCTACAACACGCGAGCAAGCGCGTATTGTCTTTAAGGACGCACAGGATATGGTGCGTGGTTGCCGGTCCTTTAAGAAGGATCTTGGCGTAACGGTTCTCGCCCACAACATCCATCAACTTTCCACCAACAGCAAATTTACGGCGATTGCGTCAGAAGATGGAACGCTCGACGGGCTAAATATACATCTGGCCATTGTTGATGAGCTTCACGCACATAAGACGCGCGGCGTTCACGACGTGATGGAGACCGGCATGGGTAAGCGGAACCAGTCCATGTTGTGGGAGATCACTACAGCTGGCTCCAATCGTACTGGAATCTGTTATGAAGTTCGCGAGTATGTAACCAAACTCCTAAACGCTGTCCTGTTGCGGCATGACGGTTTTGGGATGAAGGTGGAGGGGGATTCGGCAGAGGACGAGCAGTACTTCGGCATCATCTACTCCATTGATGAAGGCGACGATTGGACCACTGTGGAAGCGCTTACCAAGGCAAACCCAAACTGGGGAGTCTCGGTCGAGCCGGATTCTATATTCGGTATTCAGCGCAAGGCGCTGCAAACCGCGTCCGCTGTAAATAACTTTCTAACCAAGCACCTGAACTGTTGGGTTTCCGCAGACACAGCGTGGATGGATATGCGCGCTTGGGACGCCTGCGCGTACCCAGGCATGAAGTTGGAGGACTTTCTGGGCGAGCCGGTCATTATCGGCTTAGACCTCGCCAGCAAAACAGACATCGCGGCTATGGCGCTCCTGTTTGAGCGCGACGGTCACTACTACGTGTTTGGTAAGTACTATCTGCCGGAAGACACCATCGACGAATCCAGGAACAGCCAATATTCCGGTTGGGTTCGTTCTGGGAGGTTGACCGCAACGCCTGGGAACATCACCGACTACGAGTACATCGCGCGCGACCTTCGGAGCTTTGCCAGCCAGTTTGAAATTCGGCACGTAGCTTACGATCCGTTTCAGGCCACGCAGTTTGCCACAAACATGGTGTCGGAAGGCTTCCCGATGATAGAGACGAGCCAAACGGTTCGTAGCTTATCAGAGCCAATGAAGCAGTTAGAGGCACTTGTCCTGTCGCGGCACATACATCACGACGGAGACCCAGTGTTTGCTTGGATGATGTCAAACGTCGTCTGTCATATCGACGTGAAAGAAAATATATACCCGCGTAAAGAAGCCTCTGCAAACAAGATTGACGGCGCTGTGGCCTTAATCATGGCGGTTTTGTGGGCGCAGGTTTCGCACTCGGCATATACCGGCGACACGGTTGTGGTCTGAATGCTCACACGTTCCATTATCTCGCTGCTGGACAAAGCTAGGACTTTCCTGGAAGGGAAGAACTCCGACTTAGCTGAGACGTATCAGCGGGATGGGTTTTACAAGTTGGCTGCTGCGTATTCGTATGGTGGCCGCAGCTATTCAGGCAAAGCCGTTTCGGTTGAGACCGCGCTGGAGTCGTCTGCTGTTTACGCGTGCGTGAAGATCATTTCCGAGGACATGGGTGGCCTGCCTTTGTTCCCCTTCGAGCGCACTCAGGATGGCGTATCCGTAGTGAAGGCGTACGGGAACAACTTGTACCGCGTTCTTCATGACGCGCCGAATCCGGAAATGTCCAGCGGTGAATTTCGCGAGGCAATGACCGCGAAGGCCTGCCTGGGAATGGATGGCTTCGCTAAGATCGAACGCGCAAAATCGACCGGCCAAGTGGCGATGCTGTGGCCGCTGAACAACGTCACGGTGGATATCCGGCGCAACAAGAACGATCAGATGTACTACGTGGTGAAGGATGGCAATTCGGTAGAGAAGGAGTATCGGCGCGAGGACATTTTTCACCTAAAGGGGTTCACGTTTGACGGCACCAGGGGAGATGACATTGTTAACCGTGCGCGTCATGCTATCGG